GGTGGTGGGTGCAGTGGCCTTATGATAACTTTAGAGAAGATGAACTCGATAGGTACTACAGAGTTGAGCATTGGAGACAACACCAGATTCGCAGACAAGATGTCGCAGAAATATTTACAAGGCGGTAGTCTTGACTACGAAGATAAAGGTTTTTCTAAGACGTTTGTGGTTAACCCAAGTGAAGGTACAGCAAGATGCGGATGCGGTGACAGCATTGCTGTTCCACAGGTGTAACAACTTTATAATATTTAGGAGATGAGGATGAAAGAAAAATGGAAAGCATTACCAGACAAAACAAAGATGTGGATTCTAATTGGCGTGGCAGGGCTTATCGTAGCCTCTGCTATCTGGGGCTAGCACTAGGGCTTATTGGATGCGGGACGATAAAGAAAGCGGGAGTAGTAGCGACAGCGGCAGGGACGGGTGCGGTTGCGGGGAGTGTATTCAGTGGGGGTGCGATTGCACCTATAGCGGGAGCCATGACAAGTGCCTTTGTGGCCGATGTGGTGACGGAGGTGACGGATACGTCGCCTACTACTATGGCTGACGGTTCATGCGCCCCAGATAACTTCTGGACTTTACTCGGCTCTATGACTGAGATGGGAGGTTGGTTACTTATCCTGATAGTGGTCATTCCCATGGTGTTAGGATGGTTTTTACCCGGCCCTGTAAAAATGAAAGGTAGGGAGCCAAAGAATCCTAATCCATATATAAGGTGAGCGACTTTGCTATAGATTGTATAAGATCAATTGCAATTGTCATAGCATACATTACCTTTGTAGCAACATTATTTATTATAACTTATGTCTGATAAATCTTTAGTCATTGTTGAATGGCGTGACATTATAGCAACAGCGGGGTGGGAGCAGGAAATTTCTTGCCCCACCCTTTTTACTGTTGGGTGGCTTGTAAAGGCAGACGAAAATGAAGTTATTGTTGCTAACACATTAGACCCTGACGACTTCACAGGGGAATGTCAGTCTGAACCCCCCGTTCTTTATGGGCTTCACGCATTTCCTTCTGGCGTTGTTGTTCGCATTCGGCGTATTCTAACAGAGGAATACCCTCCAACTTCTCAAAAACCTTTGCCCAAGTAAGTCCTGACGGCGCTATATCTTGAGCGTGTTGCCAGCAGTGCCTAGCAAAGCAACGCCTTCTATCTTCCGCCCATAATTTTTCTTTGGGTGATTGCTCTAATCGCATCGTAGTAACCTTCCCCGTCTAACCCTTCTAACATTATAACGCCCCTCCACCATTGATGCTCAGTGTCCTTGCACCAGTTCTCGCTGTAGTTAGGATGGCTGTAGCAACCTCCACTTAGCCCAAATTTTTTTTGACCATCAGGCCTAGACTGTTCTGCATGGTTGTACAAATGCGAGTGACCTTGCACAGCAGAGCAGTGTAACTTAGACACTAAAGCGTGGCCCACATGGACTGAACTGATGGGCCTACCTGACACGCCTGTAGTAAAGTAATGGCTAAAAGTTATATTCTTTATTGTAACACTTCTTTTAAACGGAGTGCATTTCCACCCAAACTTTTTATACTGTAAATCGTTTATTGAAATAGCGCCATCTAATTCTGGTGAAGAGTTAGTAGCCCTGTTTATTCTATCCTCGTGATTGCCTAACGTCATGTATAGTTTTGGCTTGTACTGCTTGGTTTTATTCTTTTTCCTGTTATCGTTGTACTTTTTAATAGGTGCAAAGAATTTTTCTTGGGCATCTATAACAGCCTCTACATCATTTTTATACCTTCTCCCTTCAAACCCCCTAGTACCCCTGTCGTAAGAAGATAAGGACGGCATATCAGCCATGTCGCCAAGACATATGATATGCTCTGGTTGTTCTTTAACTATGTACTCACCAAGAGCGGTGAACCTGTCGTTGTCGTAATCAGGGTGAGCGTGTGGATCACCGATTATTAAAAGATTCATGATTTATTTTTACCTTGCTTGTGATTTCTTACCCATTCTAATGCAGCCTCTTCCATATCCTCTTTGTTGTGGAATTCCCTATTATCCACATACCTATAGGTTATGTTATCGGACACCATAAACTTCCACTTCTTTCCGTCAGCAGTTCGGTTTCTTTCTACCCTGTAACTGTCGTCGCCCTCTATCCTGCCAAACATAAATGCTGAACCCTTCCCCCAATTTAACACCTAGTTTAATTGGCTAGGTCTGTCAAACAAGTCCTTTACGGTTTCCCAAAGAGCCTGTTCTTCCACAGATAGTGATTCAGAAGACCTGTCTTCCCGCACTTTTCTTACAAGAGAAATGAAACCAGAGTCGTCACTTAAATGCTCTGATAATACTAAAGCAGCGTCAACATGAAAGCACAGCATTTCAGTCATTGTTTTTGCGGTTTCTTTTTCCACGGGCACTCCCCTTTAATCTTTGATCTAAAACCATTGCAGCGCGAAACGCCATAAAATCTTCTCCTATTCTTTCCGATCTGTGTACATGATGTTTGCCCGTCTTCTTGTCAAACCTTAGTACGTACGTACAGTCTACCACACGATCATAGATCAGTTCAACTGCTTTTGCGTATGCAGCGCATTGCATATGATGTTCTGGGTAGACCTTGCTAGAAGTCTTAAAGTCTATCACACAGAACTCATCGTTCACTTCCGCCACGGCATCTACAGTCCCAGCATATTTTAACTGAGGGTGCATAACTTTTTCCTCAGAAGAAATCCAATTAACATTGTTAGATTTATGCCAGTCAAGAAAAGCATTAATAGACTTCTGCGCTTGTTCATCAGAAGGCATTGACGGAGCCTTTATCTTGCCGTTAAGTTTAAACTTAATACACCTTTCTATGTAGTTGTGTACTACAGAACCTATTCCAGCAGCGTCATTAGCAACCTTAGAGTGAGCGCTTGATATACCTTTAGCGACATCCTCTACACTACGGTCACCAAAAGTGTACACAGGGTTGTATGCAGACTCTTCCTTAAAATACGTTAAACCTCTGCAACAGACGCTTTAAAGTGTTTAGCGCCCTCTAATGCCGCCCAGTACACTAGGCCGGGTTTTGCTATTATACCTAACACCTGAGTAGCGGAAGGTATTACCTCCCCGCTGTCAGAGAGCCTGTACTCATGGTTTGAATCATCAAACTCTAAAGTACAAGACTCCCCGTTAGCGAAGTCGATGGTATGGCTAGTGGTCAAAAGGGTACGTCATCTTTTGCGTACTGCACAGCGGGCTTGCTGCTAGGGCTAGGGTTGTCGTACTTTGGGTCTGGGTCAGAATACTTAATGTTAAAGTATTCGTTACCGTTCTTGTCTTTGTTAATCCAAGCGGCTGCTTTTGTCTTTACCCCTCGTATTAAACCTGTGCCTGTAAGGTCGGGTTTTCTGTCTCCGTCCTCTTTGTACTTGTTGGTGAATAACCTTATCTCGTTGTCGTTAGGAGTACCGTCCCACATAAGTTTTGTCCTCTTTTCTTGTTGAATCTGCTCTTGTAGCAGTTGGTCTTGGTAGAAGTTCTCGTACTGAGAAGCATCTTCTTCATCCATTACGTCTAGTGGATTCATTATAACACCCGCGCTTCTGTTCTCGCGTTTGCTTGCATTGTTCTCCATACCTCTATCGTAGCCTCCGCTGCTTTAAACCTCATGGTAAGTTCATGCTCTTTTCTAAGGGCCTCTTTTTCTCCGTCTATTAATTTTCTGTAAGTCTCGTGGGAAAAAGCCCACGCTTGCCTGTCTGCTACAGAACCTTTAGGAGCCTCTAAGAAGAGCCTTGAAGACTCTATCTTTTTAAACTCCTTTATTTGTTCTTTCTGGGCTTTTGCTTCAGCAAGCCTAGAGCAGTTATCGTACATAAACTCTAAGGCTCCTACTGCGTCTTCTGTTGAAATCATGTTACTCCTCCTTGAACGATAGTACACCATCCCTAAAGGCTTTGTCAAGAGTCTTAAAGATGAATTGTGGTTGCCAGTCTAGCACATCTGCGTCACCGCTATGGGCCTTGTTGTGACAAGTAAAGCACAAAGGCATTACCAAGTGATCGTTAGCCTTTAGACCTGTCCCTCCGCCTCCCCATGGGGCCCAACGGTGCTTAAGGTGGTGAGCCACAACGGTATCGTCATCTAGGCCACAGTTAGAGCATGGGAGCGTAGCAACCCAATTTAAATATTTTCTAGATTCCCACCTTTTTTTCTTTTCTATAAAGATATGTATTCCCCTCAAAGAAACAACATTATCAAGAACAGAAACCCTAACGCCACAACTTGATTTGTGTCACTCATATTCCACACACTCCAGATAAACATTGTTCCTCGGAGTTATCTTCATACACCACGCCACGCTTACCGTGAGCCTCCTCATAAGGTACTGAGGTAATAGGCTGACCACCCCTAGCGCCATCAGGATAC